TGTCATCCAAATGGGAACAGGAAATAACGGAACGTACGATACGGCGGTACTCATGGTGGATCAACCGGGTGCCTCGAACATCTTCTTGGGATACACACAAAATGATGATACGTTTAAATTATCCAGAACGTTTGGTGGACCCACGACTGCAAATTTTACCCTAGATTCGTCAAACACAACAAACCTTCATATCCTCGGTGAGTTTTATACACAAAATAATGCGGGTATCGCGAACAGTGCGCCTATGCATACACTCGCTGTGGGTTCCAATCTGTACATCGATGATACGGCGGGTACATCCAACATTCTTCACGCGAATGGGTATGGGGTTTTTGAAGGTTTACGGGTCGGTGACAGTGGCCTCACGGTCGGTAACCTCATTACTATGGACGCCGACGCACCCATCCCTGTCATAGTAAACTCCATCATACAAACAGATGGTCTTAGAACAACTGGTGCACTTCCCGCGGGTATCGCAAATTCTTCCCCCACTGATACACTCTCTATCGGTGACGTCATATTCGCGAATGCATTCAGTGGTAATGCCCTGACTGTCGTGGGAAATACAGTCACATCACGCCTCATCACAGAGTCGATTCGCGTCCAAGACTTCATCGAGGTTGAAGGTGATTCGGGTATTACGTCTGTGGCGAACGTCCTCATTCACGCAGATACGGATGGACCCGACACGACCTCAAATGCGGTGACAATCGTCGCGGGACCTGTAGCGTCGAATACCTCACTCATTAACGTATTTGGTGCTCGGTCTAACCCGGCACACCAATTGATTCAATTCATGACGAAACAGACTGAGCGTATGCGTGTCTCTTCTGAGGGTAATGTCGGTATTGCAAACACCGCCCCAACGGATAAACTCACTGTTGGTGGCACAGTCCGTGTCATCGGAAGTAACGCCTTTACGATGGGTACTGGTACGAACTACATGAAAGCGTTTTCGGATGTGAGTGGAACACAGACAAAGATTGAAAGTCGCGTGGGTACTGGAAAGGGTCTCAACTTTTATGCGAGTACCACGGATACGATGGGGGTTCCAAAGATGACCATACTCGAGACGAGTAACGTGGGTATCGGAGTGACAAACCCCCAGGGCCGTCTTCACGTTTCGGGTGGAAGTGCGTTCATGAATACACCTATTTCGGATGGTCACAATCACCTGACCACCCCACTCGTCGTGACGAACACGACTGGTGTTACGAGTGTCACTGATGATAAAGCAGTTCTTGACTTGTCTAGAAGTGCCATAGGAAGTAAAGCGGTACGTGCCACATTCAAACTGGGAAAGTATCAATTTGGAGGAACCACGTCAAAATCTAAACTCGACTTGTACCTCGCCGATGCAAACTATGCGGATGAAGTGGATGTCATGACATTCCAGGGTGATGGTCGGGTGGGTATAGGTTCCACACAACCGGAAGCATTCCTTGAAGTTGTGAGTTCGGGTGTAGGAAACGCGAGGACGAACAGCCTCATGATACATAATCACGGTGAGACAGGTGCGGGAGATGCCATAATGGCAGCGCAGACAGATACACTCGACGGAAATGCGTTTATTTCGTTCATTCAAACGGATGGAGATGACGATCCTCGTGGTTGGACGACTGGTGTGACTGGATCGACTGGTGACTATAGGATCACTTCCAACGTTGATGCTGTATCCAACGTTGCGTCAACTGCGGTGTACATAAACGGCCTCACGTTTGATGTGGGTATAGGTACGGACGCACCCCGAGGTAAACTCGAAGTCAACGGTAACGTCGTCATAGGTAACCAACTCACATTCGGTGGTGTACTCAACGATGAATTCGGTAACTCATTTATGCGCGAGCGATTATATGACGCGGATGATGGTATATCCGAAGTTGTGTTCTTTAAAGGAACGGATTCGACTTCGGGTGCGGGTCCAGATCGGATCAGGTCCATCGCAGCTGAACACATGTTCCAAATATACTCCACGAATACACCTATAACGGGTACTTTGATTGAACAGGCTATAGAAAGTGGAACAAATCTCGATCGTTCGATGCTTTTACGAAACGATGGTAAAATCATGATGGGTGACCCAAACCCGTTACGAGAAGCAGCGCTCGATGCAGGTACGACATTGTTCGTGAATGGTGGTGTAGAGTTTGGTGAAACACAGAAACTAAAGTTCGGTAATCTCGATATTTTCACATCCGGTGGTCTCATCAACACGTTTGATAGTTTAGGTACATCACCAATCGTGTTTAAACAAAATGACATCGAATATGCTCGCTTTACAAACGAAGGTCTTGTTGGGTTTGGTACAAACGCACCGAATGCGAATGTTCATATTTATTCCGGTGTCACAACAGACATAGATGTTCTCAAACTCGAAAGTCCCGGAACGAACACGAAGACGGGTATTCGTCTGAACACGAACGATGGGTACGGTGGATACGTACGAGGATACACCGCTTCGGGAACGACCCATGGTATCGTCGTTGGTGGCATGAACAATGGCGCTGAGGCGGATGGTCTCTTCGTGACGCATACGAGTAATGTCGGTGTGGGAACGTCCGCACCCGACACAGCTTTCCACATCTACAACGGTGTCGCCCGCGTGGAGAGTACCACTTCGAGTAACACCATCATCGAAATCAAAACGACTGGTGGTACATCAAACATTCTCTCAACCCCGACCGGAAACGTATACGTGAATCCATCCTCTTTCGAGACAATCATTAACAGTAACCTCGAAGTCACGGGTGATCTCTCGATCGATGGTAAGATTGATCTCGGTAACCAGGTCGCTGTCGATCTCGGCGGTGCGACGGCGAATACCGCCCTTCATGTGGGTGGTGGGTTCATTTCAGGATCCAATGAAGTGGCTTGTAAACGGTATTCGAAAACATTCACTCGGTTCGGTGGTGACAGTAAAGATATCCAGTTACGATTCGGGAATGGTTCTTTCTACGCAAAAATTGTCGCCATTTTACGACGACGAGATGGTATTCCTACACCTGTCCGTGATATGAGTACATTCGTTCTGGAAGTTCAGGGTGGAACACACGACGAATCTACGTCAGTACTCGATGAACTCATTACCGTGGGAACGAAAAACCTATTCGGCGGAGAAAACGACTATCCATGGGACCCTAACATATCCGTGGGTACTAAGGGGATCATACTTACACCCAGCGATCCTTCTGCTGATCGTCAGTATTCGTATGATATTCACGTGGAACTCATATCTTCTAAAAATGGTAAATTATTGGGACTTTATACAGATAACGCAGGTGGTGTAGATGATTTTACTGGTGAGATTCTCCAAACGTACACATACTAATTCTACTACGAGGGAAAACCCCGCGGTAGACATAGCACATTTATGCCTTCATGGTATCAGAGACGGCGAGCACGATGACGCCGGCAATAAAGGCCATGATGACATAATTCAATTCAGTTTCTTCACGACCGATCAGAGGCTTCACCTCTTCGGTCTTGGACTCTACGACAGGCTGCTTCGGCCTGACCGGAGGTTCCAAATCCTCCAGCGGACAATACGCTATCATTTATATAGTATTTAGAGATTAATTTCCGTCTTCTTCTTCCGCCTGGTTCGCTTGGGTTTAGAGGAACCGCTGACATTCACCTCTTTTACTTCACCCCCCGTAGAGTCACCCGAGATCGATATGATGTCAGACATGTCATCATCATCCACGACACTCTCCTGGGCACCCCCACCCATCGTCGTGTTCATGGGAGGTGGAGGTGGCATCATGATTCCACCCATGAGACTCGAGATGTCAACACCGGGTCCCTGCATCTCATAGTTACCCGTTCCACCCACGGGAGCATCCGTCGCGGGTTCACTGGGGTTTCGGGTCGTGTTCTGTACAGCCGCCATCATGTTCTTCACCAGGTCAGGGTTCTGCTTCATCACATCATTCATGTTGGGCATCACCGACTTGAACATACTGTTGGTCAGGTGGAACATCATCGCCGAACCACCCAACATCATGATCAACTTAATCTCGGGGGCGACATTCACCTTCGAGCGATACTTCACGTACAACTCCTCAAAGACACCATCATAGTCATCCACATTCTCCATCACGGACTCGGACCAACCCTCCAACTGAATCTCAAAGGGGTTGTATCGCTTGTTAAGGAACTCGAGACCGGTTACACAGGCGACGAGCATACGCCTCGAAAAGCGTACCGACTGCTCGACGTCGATGCTGTAGGTAATACGCTTCACCTCAGACCTCAGCTCATCGACGTTCGAATAAGCGTTGAGTCTCTTGTTTACGGCAAATCCCTTCTTCTCCAGGCGCCCGAGCTTATTAATCAAGTCCGCCTTCTCTTCATCAATGGAGGTGTACCCCTTGGAGGGCTGCTCATCCTGGGGACCGGGCCCCATGGGCTCATCGTCGTAAAAAGTAGGTTCATCTTCTCCATAATCAACCTCTTCATCCTGAGTGGGTTGCTGAGGAGCTGACTGTTTATTCGGATTTACAAATGCATCCATCGCCTCTTGATGTTGTTGAGGTGGTGGCTGACGCATGGGCTGACTCGGACGTGGCACAGGCCTGGGTCGGGGTGCCGAAATCTGAATCTCATCCATGAGCGCCTGCTCATCTGCGTCCAATTTCATCACAGTTGTGTTTCCACGATCGAGTACGATTTCCTCGTCCATCTACTCTCTATATGGAAACTAAAAAATTACCTTTAACGCACTTTAAAAAAATATACACCTATAATAAATGTTCAATCTCAACAAGACGAACCGCAACGCGATCACATCGATCGGTGTCCTCTTTTTTATCATCGTGGCTCTCATGATGTTCCAAGACAGGAGTATGTACCAGCCCAGGCCAATCAAGGTGAAGACTTTGTCCACCGGCTCGATCTTTGATCTGGAGAACAAGGTTGAGTGTACCCCCGGTCGCAAGCAGGGAAGTGCGTACACCAAGTCGCTCACCCCAGGTGGTCTCTGTGGCGCCCAGAAACTCGTGTCCGACATGGCGTCATACGAGATTGAGGATGGAATCGGTGGATCTTTAATCTAAGCTAATAGAAATGGCTCTCATCACTTCCCCGACTGAGACTATCCCCGATCTCAACTATGAGTATCATACCGTGACCATCGATTCTATCGGACAAGCCAGTGCGAACACATTCACGTGCCATCTTCAGCAACCCCTGAAGAACGTCGTTCAGGCTCGCCTTCTCGGGGCTCGTATCAACACGACATCTGGTACCGAACACTGTTACGTCTCGATTGATCAGCTGGATACAATCTTCAACGATCGCGCGTCCAATGTCTACGAAGGTCAGTCGTCCCTGAGTGTTCTCCGTGGTTCGTTCGCGAGTCTCATAAAGAATGAATCGACGACGGTCACGTTCAGGGATGAGTATCCGGTTGCGGTTCAGTATATCGACCCCATTCGTCGGATTGATCGTTTCGCCGTCACCATCCGGGACCAAGATGGAAACACCATCGAGCCCGGTTCCGGTGACACATTTTTAGTTGTTCGTTTCGTGTGTAGAAAACCTAATTTGTAATTTTCTCCCCTTAGAGTAGTATACCATGTCTGCCGGTGTTGTGCAATTGATTGCTATCGGTGCCCAGGATGAATATATCGTGGGTAATCCCGAAATATCTTTCTTTAGTTCAACATTCAAAAGGCATGCTAATTTTTCACAGTCCATCGAAAAGCAAACCATCCATGGAGCAGTGAAAAACGATTCGATGTCCAGTGTTCAATTCGAACGTTCTGGAGATCTTCTAGGCTACGTCTATTTTACCATCGATGATACCACACAGGCGCTCGACATACAGCGTTGGGACACGATCATCGATAAGGTGGAACTCTACATTGGGGGTTCCCTCGTCGACAGTCAAGATGCGATTTTCACAGAGAAGATTGCCATCGACACGTTCGCCCAAAACGTGTCTAAGAGTGCGAATGGAACACATCCAGGTGTGAGTGCGCGTTCGTATTTCTATCCGTTGCGCTTCTTCTTCTGTGAAGGGCCTCAGTGCGCATTACCACTCGTCGCGCTCAATTATCACAACGTTGAGATTCGTATTCACTGGGCGACTGCCGCCTCGAACTATAACGTCGAGTGTTTCGCCAACTATTACTACCTCGATAACGAAGAGCGTGGGCAGATTGCTTCGCGTAAACATGATCTATTGATCACACAAGTTCAGAAAAACATCGCATCCGGTACGATCGTACAAGATCTGACGTTCAACCACCCGGTGAAGTATCTCGCCTCTTCTGACACGACCACGGATGGTGCCCTCACGTCACCCACGAACAAAGTCAAGTTGAATATCAACGGCCTCGACGTGGGTAATTACAGGTGGGGGAAACCTCATTTCATCGATGTCATGAATTACTATCACACGAATTTCGTGACGTCTCCCGATTTCTTTCTGTATCCGTTCTGTCTCTCGACGAGTTCTCTCCAACCTACGGGTACACTCAACTTCAGTCGCCTCTCTTCAGCCAAGATCATGAGTGAAGACTTACCTATCAATGACCCTATTTACGCGGTCAACTACAACATCTTACGTATCGAGAACGGTATGGCGGGTCTCCTCTACGCGAATTAAAATGCCATTCTATATTAAATGGTCAAGAACTTGCCGACGGTGGAACGTTCAACCAAGATTAGGTTCGGTAAAAACTGTACCGATGACCAGGCGGAAAATACGATCGTGTTCAACGCGAGTGATGAACAAATTGATATACCTTTCGGAGATTCTGTGTACATGACACCTCTACGTATACGTACAGATCTCACAGATCGAAACATCACAGTTTTGGCGTATAACCAAGTGACCAAAGAAGTGATGGATTCCGGTGCGATCGCCGAGGATATTCTCAATTTCTCACTTGAAGCGGCTGTGATTAACGGTAACGTTACTGCGAACATAGTTTCGTTCAACAACGCGATTACTTCTGTCACGACTCTCTCTAATGTTGGTGTAGCGAATGGGTCTCCCATTCACACACTCGATGTGGGTTCGACATTTAATGTAGATACCGAAGGTTCAAACCTTCTCACAGCTTTGGGAAACGCATATATTCAAGATAATTTGGTAGTGGATGGGAACATGACTGTGAACGGTGCGATCACGACAGTCGCCACAGTGAACACAGTCGTGAAAGATCCCATCATCGAGCTCGGCAAAGAGAATGTTTCTTCGGATCTTGGACTTATATTACACCGCCCGAATGCTAATGTAGCTGTTGGGTTCCGGGAAGGACCGGATGAACTGGTTTTCGCGTACACGGATAGTAGCTCATACGGTTCCACGATCATTCCTAAAACAGCCGAGTCTCTCGATGTTCGTGTGTACGGTCGAGTACTCACAGAATCTAATGTGGGTATTTTGACGACGACACCCACACACTCTCTCGATGTCGGTTCGAATCTTTTCGTAGATGAATTTGGATCGAATGTTCTGTATGTCACCGGGAACACACATACGACGGATATTCTTTCGATCGGGAACAAAGTGGGAATCAAAGAAACGGATCCCGATGCGGAACTTCATGTGGTGGGTAATGTGTATGTGTCTTCGAACTTGACCGTTGACGAAGATACGTTCCATGTGGATGCGACGACACACTCTGTTGGAATTGAAACAAAAGAACCGGATGCCAACCTCCATATTGTGGGTAATGTGTACGTGTCTTCAAACTTGACTGTCGACGAAGATACGCTCCACGTCGACGCGACGACACACTCGGTTGGAATTGAAACAAAAGAACCAGACGCGAACCTCCACGTGGTGGGTAATGTGTATGTGTCTTCGAACCTCACCGTTGATGAAAACACGTTCCATGTGGATTCGGCTGTACACTCCGTTGGAATTGAAACCAAGGAACCCGATGCGAACCTTCATGTGGTTGGCAACGTCTACGTGTCTTCGAACCTCACTGTGGATGAGAATACACTTCATGTGGATGCGATGACACACTCGGTTGGAATCGAGACAAAAGAGCCTGATGCGAACCTTCATGTGGTTGGCAACGTCTATGTGTCCTCGAACCTCACCGTTGATGAAAACACGTTTCACGTAGATGCGGTGAACCATGCCGTCGGA